TTGGTGGCGTAGAGATAGAACCCCTGCAAGATGTGACTGATGTAGAAACAAAAAATGTCTGACCTCAACTTCTCACTCCTTCCTTGGCAACAAATTGTTTTTAGTGACAAAACAAGGTTTAAGGTTGTGGCTGCTGGTCGGCGTTGTGGTAAGTCTAGGTTAGCGGCTACCACGCTAATTATTGAAGCATTGCGTTGCCCAGCAGGAAGTGCAGTTCTCTATGTTGCGCCCACCAATGGACAGGCGCGGCAGATCATCTGGGATGTGTTGTTAGAGATTGGAAGGGATGTTATCCAGGCTAGTCACATCAACAACATGGACATTACCATGATAAATGGTGCAAAGATTTATGTTCGTGGTGCTGATAGACCAGATACCCTGCGAGGTGTGTCCCTTACCTATGCGGTGCTAGACGAGGTTGCGGACATTAAGCCTGAAGCCTGGGAGCAAGTTATTCGTGCTTCTTTGTCAGACAAAAAGGGCAGAGCCATATTCATCGGCACACCCAAGGGTCGCAACTGGTTCTATGATCTGTTCAAGATGGGCCAAGAGGAGTCTGATCCTGATTGGAAGTCCTGGCACTTTACAACCCAAGACAACCCATTGATAGACCCAACTGAGATTGAGTCTGCCAAGAAGACGCTAAGTTCCTTTGCTTTCAAGCAGGAATACTTGGCATCCTTTGACAACGCAGGAAGCGATGTTTTTAAAGAAGATTGGATCAAATATGGTGTGGAACCTGAGTATGGTAGTTACTTCATTGCAATCGACTTGGCGGGATTTGAAGAAGTGGCTAAACAAGCTGCTAACGCGAAAAAAAGACTAGATGAGAGTGCCATTGCAGTGGTCAAAGTCACTGATGATGGCAAGTGGTTTGTCAAAGAGATTGACCACGGGCGGTGGGACATTCGGGAAACTGCTGCCAAAATCCTGATGAAGATGCGGGATTACAGGCCAATTTCGGTGGGAATCGAGCGTGGAGCGTTAAAAAACGCTGTTTTGCCGTACCTCAGTGACCTGATGCGGAAAAATAATGTATATTCCCACATAGTTGACCTAACGCATGGCAACAGGAAAAAGACAGACAGAATTATCTGGAGTCTCCAAGGGCGGTTTGAGCATGGGCGAATTGTGCTGAACTCTGAAGAAGATTGGGATGATTTCACCGATCAACTCTTGATGTTTCCTGCCAATGGCGTACACGATGACCTTCCTGATGCTTTGAGTTATATTGACCAATTGGCTGTAACATCTTACTTTGAGGGTGAAGAAGATGATGAGTGGGAGCCTGTAGACATCATATCGGGGGTTTAATGGCAACAGATAAGCAAGATAAGCTAGAGCAAAATCAATTCTATGAGCCTACACAGGCTGACAAAGAACTGACTGATTTTGTTGTTGACCATTGCAATCGCTGGCGTGACTATCGGGATACCAACTTCCTTCCAGATTGGCTTGAATACGAGCGAATCTTTCGTGGACAATGGGCTGTTGAAGACAAAACCCGTGACTCTGAGCGTTCACGCATCGTAACCCCTGCCACACAACAAGCCGTAGAGACTCGCCATGCTGAGATCATGGAAGCCATCTTTGGTCAAGGCGAATTCTTTGACATTCAAGATGACATTCGGGATGTGAACAACAACCCCATCGATGTGGGCATCATCAAAGCCCAGTTGATGGAAGATTTCAAGCGGGACAAGATTCGCAAATCCATTGACCAGATCGAGTTGATGGCAGAAATCTACGGCACAGGCATTGGCGAGATTGTTGTTAAGACAGAAAAGCAGTATGTGCCTTCTACTCAACCGATTCCTGGGCAAATGGGCCAAGCTGCCATTGGAGTTGTGGAAAAAGACCGCATTGCAGTCAAGATTTCACCTGTAAATCCAAAAAACTTCCTTTTTGACCCCAATGGCACATCAGTTGATGACTGTATGGGGGTGGCAATTGAGAAATACATCTCTATCCACAAGATTGTTGAAGGCATTGAGCGTGGAATCTACCGAAAAGTAGACATTGGCACTGCTGGTGAAGACACTGACTTGGAACCCACCCAAGAGGTGAGCCAGTATCAGGACGAAAAGGTGCTTTTGCTGACCTACTATGGTCTCGTCCCGCGTGAATACTTGGAAAATCTCAAGGAAAGCAAAGAGATTGTCGAGTTGTTCCCTGAGAACTCTACTGCTGAAGAATACACAGACATGGTTGAGGCCATTGTCGTGATTGCCAACGATGGGCAGTTGCTCAAAGCAGAGGCAAATCCTTACATGATGAAGGATCGCCCTGTTCTGACCTACCAAGATGACACGATTCCTAATCGTCTTTTGGGTCGTGGCACAGTAGAAAAAGCCTTCAATATGCAAAAAGCTATTGATGCTCAGATTCGTTCTCATTTGGATTCATTGGCACTGACCACCAGCCCCATGATTGCAATGGATGCAACCCGTCTGCCCCGTGGTGCTAAGTTTGAAGTCAAGCCTGGAAAAGCTATTCTCACCAATGGCGCACCTTCAGAGATTCTGTATCCATTTAAGTTTGGGCAGACTGATGGCAACAACATGGCGACTGCCAAGGATTTTGAGCGAATGCTCCTGCAATCCACGGGAACTTTGGATTCTCAAGGCATGGTTACTGCTGGCGCTAGAGACATGGGCCAGGGCGGTATGTCTATGGCTATCGCCACCATCATCAAGAAGTACAAGCGCACTCTGGTGAACTTCCAAGAAGACTTCTTGATCCCATTCATCCAGAAGGCAGCTTTCCGGTATATGCAGTTTGACCCAGAGCGTTACCCCTCTGTAGACATGACCTTCATTCCGACTGCCACCCTTGGCATCATTGCGCGTGAGCATGAGCAACAAATGTTCATTGGCTTGCTCCAGACCCTTGGCCCTAACACTCCTGTGTTGCCACTGATTTTGAAGGGTGTTCTGGCTAATTCTTCACTGACCAACCGCTATGAGTTGATGGAAGAATTGACCAAGATGAGTCAGCCTAACCCGCAAGCAGAGCAAATGGCTCAAGTACAGCAACAGTTGGCTATGCAAGCTGCTCAGGCTCAGATTGCTGTGAATGCAACACAAGCTGAACAGAATCGGGCAGAAGCTGAGAAGCTGAAGGTAGAGACTCAGTTGATGCCTCAAGAGATTCAGGCCAAGAACATGGCGGCAATGACTAAGAACCTGCCAAACCAAGATGATGCTGGTTCTAAAGAGTTTGATAAGCGGGTTAAGATTGCTGAATTGATGCTCAAAGAAGCTGACATTAAGAACAAATCCAAGATTGTCGAGTTGCAAATGGCTGACAAGAAGGGCAAAATGTCGAGCGTTGAAGATGAATTTCTCAATCGTCTTTCTCAGGAACTCAGATAATGGATATTGCCGATCTTGAGCGTAAGTTAGGAATTGATGGAATCTCTGCTGAACAGCAGATGGAAATCATTACTGCTTTGCAACAGTCTGCCGCAGAGAAGATTGCCAAGGCCAAGAGCGAGTCTATTGGCAAGGGTGCTGAACTTGTTATCCAAGGCTTGAAAAAGATCAAGTCAGACATGGAGCAAAAGTTTGCTCAGTTGAATGGCGAGATTCAGAGCAAAGTTGCCTCTGTACAAGATGGTCAGGATGGCAAGAATGGCAAAGATGGACGAGATGGTAAGCAAGGGCCAGCAGGAGCAACGGGGCCAGCAGGACGAGATGGTGTTCCTGGGCGTGATGGAGTTGATGGTTCTAACGGCACTGGTGTTGCCTCTGCTCGCATTGATTTTGATGGTAGCCTTGTCATCACTCTTGATAATGGTCGTGAGATTAATGTTGGGGAGGTTGTTGCTCCTGATCTTGCTGAACGCATCAAAGTCATTACTAATGGTGGCGGTACTTCTCAGTATGTACTTGATACTCTAACTAGCCTTCAATCTCAAATTACTGCACTGATTCCTAGTCAAACTGGAAACTCAGGTAAATACCTTACAACCAATGGAACCAGTACATCTTGGGCATCAATTGCTGGTGGTTTGAGTTATCAAGGTACTTGGAATGCAACAACCAATACACCAACGCTTGCCAGTAGCACAGGAACAAATGGCTATTACTATGTAGTTGCCACTGCTGGTTCTACTAACTTAGATGGTATTACAAGTTGGAATATTGGGGATTGGCTGTTATTCAATGGCACTGTTTGGCAAAAGATTGACCAATCAGAGACTTTGCAGTCAATTACATCAACTGATGGAAGCGTAACTGTAACTACCACAGGTTCTACTGCTGATTTGAGTGTTGCAGTAGCGGGATCAACAACAAATATGATTTCTTATGTCAGGAATGCCACTGGCGCAACATTGACTAAGGGAACAGCAGTTTATATTTCTGGTGCAACTGGTCAGAATCCTACTGTCTCTAAGGCATTGGCTACTTCAGATGCCACTTCTGCTCAGACTCTAGGCTTGATGACTGCTGATTTAGCAAACAATACAAATGGTTATGTGACTGTTATTGGTTTAATTACCAATATAGATACATCTGCATATACAGATGGCGCTCAACTGTATCTAAGTGGTACAACTGCTGGAACTTTGACTGCTACAAAGCCTTATGCTCCAACTCACTTGGTCTATGTTGCTGTTGTTGAACACGCACATCCAACTCAAGGTAAATTGTTTGTCAAAGTCCAAAATGGTTATGAGTTAGACGAAATACATAATGTTTCTGCTCAATCTCCTTCCAATGGGCAGACTATTTTGTATAACGCAACAACAAGTTTGTGGGAAAAAGCCAACCTGACGGGTACTGCAAGCCAAGTTACTGTAACTAATGGCGCTGGCTCTGTCACTCTGAGTTTGCCAAGCACAATCAATGTCAATACATCTGGTAACGCCGCAAATGTAACGGGAACTGTGGCTGTTGCTAATGGTGGTACTGGTTCTACGACTGCTTCTGGAGCCAGGACAAATCTAGGTTTGGTGATTGGTACAGATGTTTTGGCTCCTACTGGATCAGCCGCATCTTTGACCTCATTCCCAACATTCAACCAGAACACTACTGGAACTGCGGCATCTACACCTAAACTCTTGACTACAAACTTCACGATTGAAGAAAGTGGTGGAAAGTTGATATTCAAGTATGGGGCAACGACAATTGCATCAATGTCTTCAACTGGATTGATTACCTCTTCTGCAAACATTGTCTCCAATGGAACACCTTAAAGGAAAATTATGGCAACCTCAACACTAGGTTCTGGAACACTTGTTCTTGCTGGAACCACATCAGGGACTACTACAGTCACGGCAACTGCGGTAGCTGGTACTACCACTTTGACGCTTCCTGCGGCTACTGACACTTTGGTTGGTAAAGCAACGACTGATACTCTAACCAATAAGACTCTGACAGGTGCGGCAATGAATGGTACTTTGGGGGCTACTACTCCAAGTACAGTAGCGGCAACCACACTAACCACATCATCTACTGTTACGCACAATGGCGGCACAGCCAATGGCGTACCCTATCTCAATGGCTCAAAGGTGCTGACCACGGGTAGTGCGTTGGTGTTTGATGGGACGAATTTGGGTATAAATACAGCATCGCCACAAAGAACATTATCAATTGCAAATGGTGGGCCTGTTGTTGAAATAGACCCTGCTGGAATTGGTAGCGCAAATCCAATCTACTTTAATTACAACCGAACCACATCCGTATATACAACACCTAGTTATTACGCATTGGGACATATTTGGTGTGTTAATGGTGCTACAGAAGGAATGCGCCTCGACTCCAGCGGTAACTTGCTGGTGGGGACTACGAGCCGACAAAACGCAACAACATTTGCAGTCTTGTCTGCTGGTAATGTAGGTGAGTTTAGAACTTCTGGCGGCTCTTGTGATGTGCTTTCGTTTTATACATCTGGAAGCACTCTTGCTGGTCGAATTAATAGCAACGGATCGGCTACAACTTATGTAACTTCCTCAGATTACCGCCTCAAAGAAAATATTGTTCCAATGACAGGCGCTTTGGCTACTGTAGCTCAACTTAAGCCGTGTACATACTCATGGAAAGAAAGCGGCGTTGAAAGCCAAGGATTCATAGCCCACGAACTTCAAGCTGTTGTTCCTGATGCGGTTGTTGGTGAAAAAGACGCCGTAAATGAAGATGGTTCAATCAATCCACAAGGAATTGACACCAGCTTTTTGGTTGCAACCTTAACAGCGGCTATTCAAGAACTCAAAGCAGAATTTGATGCCTACAAAGCATCACATCCATAAAGGAATAACATGATTACTTGGAACATCAGTCAACTTGACCGACAAACCTTAGATGGTTTTGTCACTACCGCACATTGGCAAGCAAATGCAACAGATGGGGATTACTCTGCATCTGTCTACAGCACTTGTTCATGGAGTGATGGCACTGCAACCATTCCCTACACATCTCTGACCAAAGATGCAGTGCTGGCATGGGTGTGGGAGTCTGTTGACAAGGACGCTGTAGAGGCTTCTTTGGCTGCTCAGATTGAGTTGCAAAAGAACCCTGTTAAAGCGACTGGAGTGCCTTGGTGAATCCTGAATTACAGCGTTACTATGAAAATCGCTTCTCTATGATGGGAAGTGATGGGTGGAAAGACTTGGTGGAGGATATTGACACCATGATTGCATCCTTGAATAATATATCTGTGATTTCTGATGAACAAAGCCTACAATTCAAAAAAGGTGAACTTTCTATACTAACTTGGCTGAAAACCTTGAAAGAGGCAAGCGAGAGAGCATACGAGGAACTCAATGAAAAGAATGTTTGATTTTGCCTGTGCAAACGGGCATAAAACCGAAAGACTGACTGATTATGAGTCAACCAGTTTTAGGTGTGAATGTGGTGAAACAGCCAACCGCATTCTTTCTGCTCCAAACTTCAAATTAGAAGGGTGGTCTGGTTCTTTTCCATCAGAGCATGGAAGGTTCGAGAAAAAACACCTAGATCAGTTGAAGTGGGAGCAAAAGCACAACTCATAAACAGCAATGTCGAGTTGATTCTCCTATAACCGAAACGGCAGGAAAAAGGGATAATATGTTGATTGACCAAGAACCTGAGATGAAGAGTGAGTTGGAAGCTGAAGAATCCAAGCTCTCTGACACCATTGCGCCAGCAAGTCCTGGACTCCCTGACAAGTACAGGGACAAAAGTCTGGAAGACATTGTTCGGATGCACCAAGAAGCTGAGAAGCTAATTGGCAAGCAAGCGCAAGAAGTGGGAGAGGTAAGGAAACTTGCTGACGAACTCATAAAGCAGAACCTCAGTTCAAAGCAACAGACTATTAAAGAGGAAGAGCCTGAAGTAGATTTCTTTGAGAATCCACAGAAGGCAGTTCAGAAGACTATTGATAATCATCCTGATGTTCTCGCAGCCCGTCAAGCGGGTGTGGATTTCAAAAGGATGCAGATTCAGCAGAAGCTAACGCAAGAGCATCCTGACTACAGTCAGATTGCTCAAGATCAGGACTTTGTGAATTGGGTGAAATCCTCGCCTGTTCGCCTTGGTCTGTATGCAAAAGCTGATGGTGAGTTCGATTACGATAGTGCCAATGAGTTGCTGTCTACTTACAAGCAGTTGCGTGGTGTAAAGTCAAAGCAGACTGAACAAGCGGGTGAAACCGCCAGGAAGCAGAACATGAAGGCCGCACAAGTGGATGTTGGTGGAACTGGTGAGAGTTCAAAGAGGGTTTATCGTAGGGCTGACCTGATTCGGCTGAAGATGACAGAACCTGACAGATACGATGCTTTGAGTGGTGAAATCATGCAAGCATACGCAGATGGACGGGTTAAGTAACTTAACTTTCGTTTCTTAGGAGAAACAACATGGCAACAGCATTTTCCCCCACCAATTCGGTGACTACACTACAGCAGACAAATTCATTCCTGACATTTGGAGTGATGAGATTGTTGCTGCTTACAAGAAAAACTTGGTTCTTGCTAACCTCGTTATGAAGATGAACTTCAAAGGTAAGAAGGGCGATACGATTCATATCCCCGCACCTACCCGTGGTTCAGCATCTGCCAAGGCCGCAGAAGCCGCAGTCACTTTGATTGCAGCTACTGAGTCTGAAGTAAATGTGTCGATCAACAAGCACTATGAATATAGCCGCTTGATTGAGGATATTGTCGAGGCCCAAGCCCTGAACAGCTTGCGTAACTTCTACACCTCTGATGCTGGTTATGCCCTGGCTAAACAAGTTGATACCGACTTGGTTCAGTTGGGTCGTTCTACCAATGGTGGTGCAGGTACTAATGCTTACGCAACTGGTGCGTTCATTGGTGGTGATGGTACGACTGCTTATGTTGCCGCAAACAACAATGAGTCAGCACTGACCGATGCCGCCATTCGCCGCACTATTCAGCGTTTGGATGACACCGACACCCCTATGGATCAGCGTTTCTTCTTGATTCCTCCATCAAGTCGCAACACCCTGATGGGTTTGGCTCGTTACACTGAACAAGCCTTTGTGGGCGGTACTAACAGTACCATTCGCACTGGTGAGATCGGTAACTTGTACGGCATTCCTGTGTTTGTCTCAAGCAATTGCGACACTGCATCAGGCACTGGTGCTGCACGAGTTTGTATGATGGGTCATCGTGATTCAGTGGTTCTGGTTGAGCAGGTTGCTGTTCGCTCACAAGTTCAGTACAAACAAGAGTATTTGGCTACTCTGTTTACCTCTGATACCTTGTATGGCGTTCAGATTCTGCGTGCAGCCGCAAGCGTAAGTGCAGCCAAATCTGCATCTATGTTTGCACTTTTGGTTCCCGCCTAATTGCAGTTGCGCCCCCTGCCCTAGTGGTGGGGGGACTTTTTTAACCTAATTAGGAGAAATCAAAATGGCAACCGCTTCAGCAGTAGTTACCCGCCGTGGCAACGACAGTTTTCGGGGTTTGTTCTCTGATACTTGGTCAGTTGTTTGTACTTTGAATGCTGGCTCATTAGTTGATGGTGCTGGTGAAACAGATGATGTAACAGTTCCTGGTGTCGCCTTGGGTGACATGGTTCTTTGTGCATCTTTGGCTGTGGATTTGGTTGGTTTGACTGTCACTGGCTATGTCAGTGCTGCCAACACTGTCAAGTTTCGCATCCAAAACGAGTCAGGTTCATCTGCGGACTTGGCATCAGCCACTATGGACATAATTATTGTTCGTATGGTGTGAGGATAGGGGGGCTAGTCCCCCCTTTCTTATTTAAGGGTTTTAATGGCTACTTTTCGTTGTCTTCAGTCTGGTAACACAGTGAGTTTTACCTTGCAACATGACATTGACTCAATGAAGGGTCATCAGGGTTATGTTCGTATTGATGAACAAGAAGTGTCTGACATTCCTGATGAAGTGAGGACAGATACTCCCTTCATGCCGCCAGTTGTACGGCGCATGGGTCGCCCAAGGAAAGTTGCAAATGTCTGATATAGACGCTAGAGATTTTGGAAGACTGGAGGCTCAAGTTGAGGCTCTCCAGACAGAAGTTCACTCTTTGAGCAAAGATGTGAAGACTTTGTTGGAACTTGCCAACAAAGGCAAAGGTGGGTTTTGGATGGGTATGACTATCGCTTCATTCATGGGCGGTGCGATTACCTTTGTTGCTGATCGTGTCTGGAAATAAAGGAGAACGCTATGCCTATGGTCGGAAAAAAGAAGTTTCCCTACTCTGAAAAAGGCGAGAAAGAAGCCAAAGAGTACGGCAAGAAAAAGGGTGTTCCTGTGACCATTATGGTTGCTGTTGGTAAACCAAAAGGCTTGCCTATGCGTGGTGGTCGTACTGCTACCAACATGATGAACAAAGCTAAAAAGGCAAAATAATGTCATCTTTAACCGCCCCTATCACCCTTTTAAACGCAGTTGTTGCAACTGGCGCATCTACAGCAGTTCAGGCAGATGCTGGGCAACCTGCATTCCTACAAGTTTCTGGTATCACCAGTGCAACTGTAGCCCTGCAAGGTAGCTTGGATGGCACGAATTGGTCAACAATTGGTACTGCATTGACGGCAAATGGCATCGTAACCATTGCAAACGCACCGACATATCTACGAGCCAACTGCACTGTTTATGTCACTGGAACCATCACGGCTAAAGTGTTGTACTGATATGAAAATGACCAAAGCGGCTAAAAAGGTCGGCAAAGTCATGCGTGAGTACAAAGAGGGAACTTTGCATTCTGGGTCTAAAAAGGGGCCAGAAGTGACTTCCCGTAAGCAAGCAATTGCCATTGCATTGTCTGAAGCTGGCATGGCAAAACCTAAGAAGGCCAAGAAATGAAACCTGGACTTTATGCCAACATCAATGCCAAACAAGCCCGTATCAAGGCTGGTTCTGGTGAGAAGATACGGAAGGTAGGGGCCAAGGGTGCGCCTACTGCTGCTGACTTTAAACAAGCTGCAAAGACTGCAAAGAAGGTTAAAAAGGTGAAGTAGATGAAATCTCCTGTTTGGCAAACAAAAGCTGGTCAAAATCCAAAAGGCGGCTTGAATGCCAAGG